GCCGCAGGCTGCATGACCAGCACCCTTGGGTCGGGGTCGGTCTGGAAGCGGTGGATGATGTCGCCGCGCTTGCTTGCTGACACGCCGCCGTGGATGCACTCGTTGGTGATGCCCTTGGCTGTCAGGTGTCGCTGGATGGTCTCGATGCTGGCGCGGAACAACGCAAAGACGATGACCTTGCGCGATGTCTCCTCCAGAATTTCCTCCAGCACGCCAAGCCGTGGGCCAGCGTCGAACTCCACCACCTCTTTGGTGTCGGTCAGTGCAGCACCCGCCGAGACTTGCAGTAGCTTGCTCAGCATAGCAGCGGCGTTGACCGCTGTGATGACCTCCCCTGCAGCTTGCACCAGCATCTGGTCCTTGAGCATGTTGTAGTACTTGGCCTGCTGCGGAGTCAGCGGCACCTCGCGGGTGAGCGTCATCACTGGCGGCAAGTCAAGGCACTGGTCTTTGGAGTAGCGGATCGCTGGCTGCAGCGCATTGAACACACGATCACGCGCATCAGGCTTGGGTGCCCACTTGTACAGCGTGATCTTGTTCATCACCGAGTCGCGCCATCCTGTGAAGAACATTGGCACGTTGTCAGGGTTGACCAGCTTGGCCAGCCCATACGCATCAGCAGGCGACTGCGATGCAGGTGTGCCCGTCATCATCCACAAGTGTGTCTTCGGCGTGATGATGGACTTGAGCGTCTTCCAGCGCTTGGTGGTCACGGTCTTGTAGGCGTTGGCCTCATCGACAATCACCAGATCAAAGCGACCGTCGTTGACGATCTCCTCGGCAATCAGGTTCAGCCCGTCGTAGTTGCAGATCACGAACTCGTAGTCCTGCTGAATCATCTCGATGCGGCGCGATGCTTTGTTGTGATGCGCCACGATGGCCGAGCGGTGGATGATGCTGTTGTTCAGATCACTGAGCCACGCTGAGTGCATGATCGACAGTGGGCACAGTATCAACACACGCCGCACGAAGCCAAGCTTCATCAGGTAGTCAGCCGCCCACAGCGATGCAAGCGTCTTGCCTGTGCCGGGATCGTTGAAACAGAACGCACGCTTGTGCATGGTCAGAAACGATGCGGTGTCCACTTGGTGAGCCATAGGCTTGTAGCGCCCCGGCCAGTCATAGCGCCTAGTGATAGGCGATTGAATGTCTTTCACGCCGAGGTTCTTTAGAACACGCGCCTCGTCCAAGCCCCAGTACACAGCCACATCGTAGCTGCCATCCTCGCGGTCAAACACTTGGTGCTTGGGGATGATGCTGTACTTGTCCGGGTTGCGCGTTCTGAAGACAACGGCTTTGTTGTCGATGATGTCCACTGCTTCTCCTTGGAGTTATTTGTTGTCGCCTTGATTGGCTTTCTTCGCACGCAGTCTCAGGTTGCCCGGAGTGGATGCGCCGCCCTTGCGTAGCGGCTTGATGTGGTCGATGTCTTTGCCTGCACGGTCGATGCCTTTCTTGTCGTATGCACGACGCGCACGTTGGCGCTCATGCTGGTCTGAGTCTGGGCCGGACTTGCCGGTCTCCAGATCGCGTTTGTATTCCTTCTTGTAGTCTCTGGTTGCCATATCAATCTCTCTTTCGATTGTGTTCACAGGTTTTAACAACGCACCACCCGCATAGCGGTGTGGGCTTGGGGTTCCACACCCCGGTCTCATGCGCCTTTTCAATGCGGGCAACGCGCTCCCGGTAATCCCACCAGTACTCCTCGGCTTCACCGCGCAAGAAGCTGGCCTTGACCAAGTCGTTCTTGACCACGAACAGCAGACCACCGCTGACTTTGCGGATGTGCGGGAAGTGCACGAACACCATCAAAGCCATCAGCCGAAGCTGCTCCCGATCCGGGTACTTGTTGTTGCCCGTTTTATAGTCCACCACGCGAGCTGTCAAGTTGTCATCGTCGATGATGAGCAAGTCGGCAATGCCGCGCACCCATACATCTTTGTCCATGAATCCGCAAGGGCGCAGATCGGCCGTCACGCCCATCTCGTGCTCACACAGCTTGCGACCGGGCTTGGCCTTGAGCGCATCGAGCATGTCCTTGACGAACTCAAACTGTGGCGGCAGGGGCGTGTTGTCCTTGATGTAGAACTCCGCCGCTGAGTGCAGCTCCTTGCCGTACAGCGTAGCTTGCGTGTCAGTGAACGGGAACTGCTTGAGCACCTTCACTGCGTGATAGCGCCGGGGACAACCTTCGTAGTCCTTGAGCGCTGAGTGTGACCATTTAACTGTCATCGTGCTGCCTTTGTGTTTTGTTGAATCCACTGAAGATGTTCGCCCACTTCGGTGTACTCCTCGATGGGTACTACCCGCGTTGAAAACTGCATCTTCTCATCCATCTGCATGACCAGCACGCCTGTGCCGTAGAGCAGGGCGTGTTGCATCATCTTGTCGAAGTCGTCATCGGGCTCCATCAGAACCTCGCAGATTGAATTGCTTTGGTGAGCCTGTTGCTGAACTCTTCGACGAAGTGCTCGTCGTTGTTCAGGTCAGGGCGGTCCATGCTCTCAAGTATGGCGTGTGTCAGCTCATGCCAGAACGTCTCTTGCAAAGCCGACAGCTTGAGCGGTATGCCGTGGTACGACTTACGCGCCAGTGTGATGGTGCGCTTGGCGTAGTGCACCTCGCCCATGTACAGACGCTCACGCATCGCTTCTGCGATCTCCACGCTGTACCAGTTGTCCCCCACTTTGATCTTCTTGGGTAGTGTCAGTTGCTTCATTTGCTTTCTCCTTAGTTAAAACTTGACGCAGTGTCCACCGTGCGTCAACACGGTCCGCAAACCATCGGAACAGTTTGCGGCAATCATCTTGCAGCAGATACGGTGGCCACCCCGTCTTTTTCATATCATCCCTTTGCCAAACCATAACGGCGGTGTGCACCGACTTCTGAGTTCAGTGGGATGCCGGGCATGTACTTGGGCTCCACAATCATCTGCTCCAGCACCCAGTCAGTGGCTCCCGCGACTTCAGGGTCAGGCACGACACAGAGCAATTCATCATGCACTGTGCCTACCACGGGGTACTTCTTGTCCACCCGCAGCATGCCGTCTGTCATCACCACACGCGCAGTTCCCTGCACAATGTTGTTCGTTATCTTACCTGCGTACAGCTTGGTTGGCTTGACGCCTTCTTCACCGTACACCCAATTGCGTTGCTTTGTTTCTTTATCGACTTCGTTACGTAAGTTCGGATACTTGAGGGTCATGCCCGAGGGCAAGACGATCTCTTCTTTTCTGAACGTGACGCATTTATACACCACCTCTTCGCCGCCGTAAAGAGACTTCTCCATCAGCTTGGCGCACATGTCCCAGAAGCTAACCACAGGGTGCGATGTCTCCCGGTAGATGTCGATGATCTTCTTGGCCGCAACGCAGTGGATCAGCAGCTCCCGCTCCGTGCAGATGTGGGGAATCTCCCGGAGCTTCTTAACATTCTCGTCCCACCCAACGAAGCGGTCGATGTAGGCGGCATCCACACCGAGCTTCTTTGCGAACGCTTTGTCGTAGCGTACGGGAGGAGCGCCAAGGAATCCAACGAGAAGCTGGGCAGCGAAAGACGCCCAGCCGAGCTGATACCCGCAGCCAAGCAGCGCCGACTTTGCAGACTGTCTAAGGTCTGGATGGCTTTCTTTTGAAAGGCCGGGTATGCCGAACATCTGAGCACCGAAAGCGGCATAAGCGTCACGGCCAGACCTGAAGATGTCGAGCAAATCTTCGTAGTCCGCAAGCCACGCAAGTACTCGCGGTTCAATTTGCGAAAGGTCCCCAACGACAAGCTGGTGCCCCACCGGTGCCATGATTGCTTTGCGTAGGAACGAACCTCGCTTGAGGTTTTGCATGTTGATGGCGCTTCCTTTAGCAGCAGTCCAACGACCCGTTGCCGCGCCGTAGTAGCTAAGAGGAACCGGGAGCGCGCCCCTGCCCGAGATGTCCAAGAAGCGCTGGGCACGAGTTCTCTCGGTTGTAGACTTAACCCGAAGACGCGCTTCACAAAGAAGGGCAACGTCTTCACGTTCACCGTTAAGCAGCGCTTGAAAAAGCGCGTCATTCTTTGCAAAAGCAAAGGCCTCCTTCCCAGTGGTCTTGCTGACTTTTGTAGGGGGAGTGACGCCCATGAGAGTAAGTACCTCCGCAAACTTTGGGTTCGACGCAAGTGCAGCTTCCTCGATGCCGAGTTTCTTGAGTAGACCTTCACGCTTTTCTCCTTCTTCAGTCAGCGCCTTGATGAGCATCTCCCGGTCAAGCTCAAGGCAAGCGTTTGTGTACATGCGCAGGGTCATGTCAATCAGGCGCAACTCCTTGGCGGGGTAGCCCGCGATCATGCGCAGGAAAATCTGCTCACACAACCATGTGTCGTGGCAGCAGTAGTCGGCCAGTATCGCCTCCACATCGGCAGGCAGCTCGTCCAGAATGTTCTCTGACGGAGACAGGCCATCGCCCTTGGGCGGCAGACCGAAGCGCTCCGCGAGCTTCTTCAAACTGTTGCCCACCTCCACGCCGTGCAGCGCACGGCCCATGGACAGCGTGTCGAAGATGAACGCAGGCTTGGCGTTGTAGCGCCAAGCCATGACAGACACGTCGAACAGCGCGTTCTGTGCAACCACAGCAGTGCGGCTCCAGTCGATGCTGGCAAAGAACGCAGGCAAGTCCTTGCGTGTCACCCATACTGGGCTGTCATCGCTGCCCAGATACTTCCATGACAGGCCCCATGCTTTGAAGCGTGGGTCACGCACGTACTCCTCGTTGGTCTGGTGTGTGAAGCCCAGCTTGATGTGCTGTGCCCGGCCCCACGAAGTCTCGAAGTCCAGCACGATGGCTTGGTCGTATGGCGCGCTCAATTAAACATCTCCTTGGGTGGTGCATCGCGCATGGTCAGCGCCTGCGTCATATCGTATGCGTGGCTGACCATGTCGGCCATCTCCAGCTCGTCAGCGCCAACGGAGAACGTCATCATTGACTCCCCAGTATCGACCAGCACAACGGCTTTGCAGGGTAATGTGTCGTCGTAGCACTTGGCCAACATCATGATGAGCTTTGCGAAGTGTGTGCGCAGCCCCTCTTCTTGTTTGCCCAGACTGTCGATCGTGGCGTCCCATGTCTCTTGTGTCAGCTTATCCATGTCAGCAACCTTTCTTCCAGTTCATCAAGGCAGGTCTCGTTCACCACGAACGTGAACCCACCAGCGTTACAGATGGCCAGCAACTCACGCTCTTGCAGCGCAGTCGTCTTGCCTTTACCGGCCTTGCACTCGATGGCAATGAACTTGCCGTTCTTGCAGCCGATGATGTCGGGGATACCCGAGCGCCCAAGCCCCATGCCCGGAGGCATGAAGTAGTAGATGCCGTGCTTGGCCAGCATCTTGCGCACCGCAGCTTTGACCTTGCCTTCAGGTGTTGTTGCCACGTTGCACCTCCGCAAGTTTGAGTGCGTAGTGACGCGCCTTGTTGGCGTCGTCGCTGTCCTTCTTGCCTTGGCGCATGGCGTACTTGATGACGTTGCCCTTGAGGAAGCCAGCGAACTCTTCGCGTGTGAGCACGGCCTCCATCACAGCCCACGGCTGGACGCCCATGTCTTTGTAGTGGTGGCCACCAACTTGCAGGGCGTCTGCTGTGGTGCCGTTGATTCCTTCTTTGAGTGTCATTGCTTTCTCCTTCGTTTGGGTTCAGGTGGGGGACAGTTCTCTGGTGGTA